GCGGCCTGAGTTTTTTAAGTGACGTAAAATCGTGTTGAGGCCAACGCCCATAATGCGGGCTGTTGCCCGGCATCCAACGCCATTCATGGCCATATCAATGATTTTCTGGTGCGTACCGGGTTGAGAAGCAGTGTAAGTGAACTGCAGTTGCCATGTTTTACGGCAGTGAGAGCAGAGATAGCGCTGATGTCCGGCAGTGCTTTTGCCGTTACGCACCACCCCGTCAGTAGCTGAACAGGAGGGACAGCTGATAGAAACAGAAGCCACTGGAGCACCTCAAAAACACCATCATACACTAAATCAGTAAGTTGGCAGCATCCCCCCCCATCCAGTAAGGAATATAACGATAACGCTCACAGCATAAAACAAACTTCGGGCCACATCATCAACGCCAGCCCCGACGATCCACCATGGAAAGCCATAATAAAAGGAAGTCCCCCATCCATAGAAATAAGCGCTTCCCCATCCAAGACAGCCCATATAAGCAATAAAAAGTGAAGAGTTCCTCAGCAGAGTGCTGTCATCCATACCCATCTCTCTAACAATTTTAAAACATCAACTCACCTTACATAACAAAGGAGATTCCATGCAGTCAAGAGACTTCAGAGAAGGAGAAACTCATTGCGCAATCGCCATCACGTTTAACGTTATGCACCGCTTTCCAGATATAAAAAACCCGCTCGATGGCGGGCTGTAAAAATCCTTCTAACGTCAGGCATAAAACGCCCATCGTTAGAGCGAATCTACCACAGATTCGGGAAAAATCAACAACACTATCGCGTTACCCTCTTTAACTGCCGCTCCGCCCATGCCTCTTCAATGTCAAACCGAACCACCAACGTATCGTAAAAGCGTTTCACTGATTTTTTCCACGTATCAAGCGTGATAGCACTCGTCACTTTGCGTATGGCATTAAATGCCTCCGTTGATGGTAGTCTTTCATAGCCACGACCACCACAACGCTGGCAATCTCTGATAACAGGCATACCACGTTTTACCGACTCTTCACGATGAATGGCGACACCACGCCCACGGCAATCCTTACAGGCGGTGGAAACCTCACCCTTTCCGCCACACTCCGGACAGGCAACTTTTACCACCTCCCTGACTTTTTTCCATTCTTCCCAGTAAGACGGATACACGCCTTTTGTGCACTTTGCCCACACTGGTGGCTTACCATCCGGATACTGGATCTTGTTTGTAAAAACCTCGCTTTCAATAAATTTTTTTCCGTGACAGCAGGGGCACTGTTTTTTGCTCGCCGCGCTACGGGCATAATCTTCAAACGCATACGAAGCCATAATGCGCATCACTACCGGTTTTATTTCTGCCGGAAGTTTTCTCAACGCCGCCATACGATCGCACCGACTGAGTGCATAATCTGCCAGTAATTCTGTTGCCCGCGCCCTGTCATTCATACTGATGCCCATTTTCCCCAGGAACGCAGAAAACCCCATCTCAGCCCGATTCTGTGTCATGCCCTGCGCGGCCATCACATCAGTGATACTCAGCGCATCTTTTGACGTTGAGGCCGATGCATCGGTCAGGCCAGGGGATTTTGGGGAGTAGTATTTCGGTAAATCTTCCAGTTTCATTTTTTGACCTGCTCTTCATGCATTATGGGGTAAATCTTCACCCCCATACGTCCACCAGATACTGGCTGACCACGAACGATATTGATTTCATCAAACTGCTCATCGTCCATTAACACTCCCGCATGCGTCAGCGCATCCAGCGGTGCTTTCAGGATATTGTCCAGGTCGCGACGACGCTTATCCGGTGGCTCTGCAATCACCTTTATCGCCAGCCTTCCGGACAGGCTTAATTTCAGCCGCTGCTGGCGAACAATAAGCGCCACAGCCCGGCGATAACGCTTTCCCTCCTCCGAGATAAAATATGTGCTGCCACGGCGTCGCCAGTAAGTGTTCACCGTCGGCGGGTAAGGTAAAACCAAATCTATGAGCATCAGTCACCTCTTTTACCCAAGCACGCCAGTTGCAAAGGCGTGATCAAGAAAACGAAAAATTAAATCAACCTGAGAACCATGCTTTTCTTCGAACGCCAGAGGATCCGCATGAAGCTCGTTGTGATGCTCCCGACACAGCGGTAGCGTGAAAATATCGTGAGATTTTGTCCCCATTCCGCCCTGACCATGACCAATCAGGTGATGGGGATCGTCGGCTGGCTTACCACAACACGCACACGGCTGTGTCTTCACCCAGCGTGTGTATTTCTCGTTAACCCAGCGGCGACGTTTAGGTCGTTTCATGAAAGATTCCGGAAACTCAGGATCAACGGCAATGCTGACCACCGTCTCTTCCTGTGGCGGGTTTTGCTGGTGGGCGTGAGGCAGCGGCGCAAGATTTTTTGTGCGCTGCTTCAGTATGCTGGTGGCGGTCTGCTCTCCCGGTACGATGTCGCTTTCACGGTACATTGAGCGGATTTTTTCCGCACGCAACCCCAGCGAACGACGTAATACCGCTTCCGGTAGCGCGTCCGCCACCTGATTGCGGACCGCCCACCAGGATAATTCAGCCAGCGATAATTCCCGTTCCTGCGAGCCATTCATTGCATGGCGTATGACGTCAATCATCCATGCAGACAGGTTTTGGTGAGCAAGTTGCCCGAGTGATTCGGAGGTCTGGTCGCGCAGCTGGTTGTCGCAGTGCCAGCACAACACCATTGCGCCGGTACCATAACGGTGAATGACGGTTTCACTGTGGTGATAATCGCCGTGTGGCCACTGGCAGGATTTAACATGGCGCAGTAACCAGTCAGACAATGCGCCAGCGCCACCAGCAGCACGAATCACTCGTTCGTCGCTGAAAAATGGCAGTAATGATTTATCCTCCGCCAGCGGCTGGCGAACGGCAGGAACGACCCCGGACGGCAGATTACGCATGCTTTTCGGTTCCGGCTCCACCAGTACCCGGGTATTGTGGAATACCGGCATGGATTCACGGCCCGGCTTAACGATCACCAGCCCGAGTTCCGGTACCAGAACAGGTCGAAGTAATACCCGCACGTTACCTCCAGATGCGTTGCTGGAATGTGCGGGACGGACGCGGTGGGCGTTCGGAATAAGGGAGTCTGACGTAGATTATCCAGTGACGATAATCGAGGGTGAGGGCTTTCCTAAACTCATATCCACGTCTGCGGTAGTTATGAATCAGCCATTCGGCCTGTTCTTCAGTACAGGGATCGTGCTGATACCAGTCATATTTGAATGCGTAAGAACGCCACCCGTGCCTGCTGGCAAAGGCAGAATCAGAATTGCGAAATTTGAAATTATGCGCCATTGTCATCTCCAATGGCGCTGCAGGTTGCCAGTTGTTCAGGCTGGCTCACGTATTATAACTTATTCCCGAACTACCTTGAAACCGAGTCTTTCCAAGTATTCAATGAATGCCTCAACAGATAACACTACATGATCATCAGGAATTAACGCTGTGTAGGTAATACCCCCATTCTCAACGCGCACAGCATAGAGGCCATCTTCACTAAAAATTTCACGTAATTCTTCGATTTTCATCTTCAGAATCCTTCCAGATAAATAGCTCTTCCCCTTCGGGGTCCATCCCTCTTCTCCCTGCGCGCTACTTAAGTATTTTTGATTCTATTCCGGCACCATCTAAAACTTCAAACGCGTTGAAAATAAAAACAAAAACCCGCCGAAGCGGGTTAAGTGCGGGTGCGTTGAGGATGCCTGACACATCAGAGGTGGCGAGGGATTTCTCCCCCGCCCGGTCTCTTACTCCTCAGGTTCGTAAGCTGTGAAGACAGCGACCTCCGTCTGGCCGGTTCGGATTCGTACCTCGCAGAGGTCTTTCCTCGTTACCAGTGCCGTCACTATGACGGTTAAACAGATGACGATCAGGGCGATTAGCATCGCCTTTTGCTGCTTCATAGCCTGCTTCTCCTTGCCTTTCGGCACGTAAGAGGCTAACCTACGTGTGTAGAGCATAGATATGGCCTCAGATTAATGTTAAGCGTCTTGCCGGACGCGTAATGTTAACTGGGGCTTTTCTCTATCTGCCTTTTGGTGTTCATGCCTGAGACAGATAGCCTCAAGCACCCACAGTCATTCTACTTAACTAAGATTTCCCTGCAAACCGTTTTTGTCCGGCACAGTAAATATCCAACTAAACCAATAGCGTTCGCTGTATTTACCGCCAGTATTCAATGCACGTGACCGCCATGAACACCCCTAAAAAAAGGGCATTTATATGTCCAAACATTAATATCAAAACATCAATTTTTTCCATATACCTTGCTGTGAAGATGATGGGCATACATGATGCGAACAACCAGAACGCAACAAACAAAAACTGCAATGCGTTTTTCATTATTCCCCCTACAATCAATGTGCAATTACATTTAAACACACCTCAATTTGGCCGGACATATAAATATCTAAACCAGAAAAAATCACTTACATAGCGTTACAAACTCTTTAGTCTAAATATTCATCGTAAAACATTCCCCATACTTATCAGCCCACTCTACGCCAGGTAGCTCATTGCCTTATCTGGGAATCTGTAATCAGGTTTCCGTTTTTCAGTCGGCTGGTCGTTTAACCGGCATAGTTAACCCATTAATCTGGTTGCCGGATGCTGGTGGATTTTCGCGTTTTAGTTGTTCATAAAAGTGCACAGCTTTAACCAGTTCTTCTGATGTAACCGGGACTGGTGGGGCAGTGAATAAGGCCTGAATTTCATAGTTCGGCCTGTCGTTACAATCCTCTTTTTTCGGTACATATTTCCAGTCACCAACCCACAACTCCCCCTGAGAGTCCATAACACCTTTTTTCACGTAGCGATATCGCCACGCTATCGGCTCTGCTTCCAGCGATGCCAGTGCAATTTTGAATAACTCGCCCTCTACTCGCGCCATCCCTGAATTGGGGTGGCATTTCGTAATCGCTATTTTTAATTTGGCTTCTTCGATTAATTGTTCTTTTGTTAATTCAGTCATTTTCATTACCGCCCTTTCAGGCGGCCTCCTGATGTTCTGAGGGTGCAGAAATCCCTCCGGTTAAGGATTAAATTTTATTTACAGTGCTGGATTTAATTATTCAGATTTGGATTATGCTTTCTCTTCACTCCGGTATACAAGAATTACAACGTCACCTCTGCTAATCACGCGAGCTGGCTCTCCTGGTTCTATACTGTCAATATCGAAGGTCTCAAAAAACGCATTCATTGCCTTCTGCCGCTGCGTCTGTTTACAGCGTTTATTCCATTCTTTCAGTAACATCAGTGACAGCCACCGCCATGAGCAGAACATGATGTAGCACCAACCAGGAAGCGCCAACCCCGTATTGAGGGCCGTACCAATCGTCATTGTTGCGTCGATATTCACTGTACCTCCTCCTGGAAAATAACTGCATGCCCCAGTTTCTCCGCCAGCGCCAGTTCTGCCTTAGCACCTGCTGACCGCTGCCAGCCTTTCAGCATGTAAATCGCATCCACACAACGAATCATTGCCATGCAAATATCCATGTAGTGCGGCTGTGTCAGCCCATCCGGAAGTACTGCCGGGTTCAAGACTGTATGCCCTTCCCGTTTCAGTTCCTCTTCCGCCTTGTGGAACGCCTCACGGTTGAAATTTTTATACCCGGTCATTGGACCGGCAATATAAACTCTCACCCTCACTCCTGAACTCTCCTGTCGAAATAAACGTAGTTATTCACTGTGCGCAACGGCATTCCAAATTTTCTGGCGATTTCTCTCCTGGGTACGCCACGCTGATGCAGCTGTCGCGCCAGTTCAATATCACTCTGCGGATATTTTGTTGACTGGTGATAATCACCCCGTAACATCAGGCTGACACCCAGTTCCCGCGCTTTCGTTCTGACAGCATCACCTGTACGACCGGTCAGCCTCCCAATGCTTTCGACCGTCATCGTTCCCGCACACTGCCGGAGTATCATGATTTCAGCCTCGTACCACTTCTTCCAGCCACTCACCGCTGCAGCTCTCCGGTCGCGGTAATATCCCGAAGAATATCCCGGTGCTTGTTCAGCTCCCGCAGCGCGGTGCAGACTCGTTCCCACTTCTGGACATGACTTTTCGCCCGACGCAGTTCACGATTTGCTATATGCAGCGATGGTAAAATCAGGTTATCCGCTTGCGTTTCAGTAAACGATGGCAACGACTGCACAATGTCCGCCACAGTTTCGGTTTTAATATCTTCCTGTGTTGCAGCTTCCAGTACTGGTAACGCAACACCGGCTGGCTGAGGAAAGGCTTTACCATCAGTTTCCGCTACCGATGCAGCTTTCGGCTCTGCTGGTAAATTATCGCCCGGCATGCAGTAACGAAATTTACCGTTCTGATTAACGCGAATCAGACGACCTTTACTGATTGCCATTGCCAGCGTTGAAGCCACTTTGCGTGATGTGATGCCGAAAAAACGTAGCCAGTTCATCCGCCGTTTGTGGTCCGCGTTGTTCAATCGTTGCGGTTAAATCGCACTCTGAGATTTTCGCTACTGTTGCTGTGGTGGTTTCTTCCGGCAGTTCTGCCTGCGCTGGCTGTTCCTGCTGAACGTTGTTATCAGCCACACGCCAGGTGTACGCGCTTTTATCAACGAAACCAGCCTTTTTCAGTTCCCATAGTTCGTTCAGCACTTCTTCACGACTGATATCAAGTCGCGCAGCCAGCTCTACCGACGTGGCTTTTCCCATCGCTTTCAGTGCGTCAAAAACAGTCTCCATAAATTTCCTCCCGGTAAAAATTACTTCTCAACTCAAACAAACCCAGCCGCTTTCCGGCGTTCATATTCCTGTTTCAGCAACTCAATTGGCGTTGGCCCCGACGGGCGTTTGGGTGCCGCCAGTTGTCGCCGGACTGGCGGAACGCTCAGGCCGTTACTAACATGCTTTGCCCATTTCGTCAGCTGCCGTTCTGCAAGCCGTTTTAATTCCCCTTCGGTCATCTGGCGCTCAATCCCCTTTGAACGCATCTCAAGGCAAATGTGATACAGCACAGGCTGAGGCCACGGGTACTTATCACTTCCGTCATATCGCCAGGACTCATTGCGCCAGCGGCGGTACTCCTCCATCACAGCATCCACCGTCAGACCGAATGGATTGGCTCCGCTCTCCGAAATCAGCGCCACAAACTCAGCCAGGTCCGGAGGCCATGTTTCACCCGCCCGGCAGCGGTCCATGCACTGGCGGCAGACCTGTCGGATTTGCTGCTCAGTCATCGCGCCAATCTGTGCAATCCAGAGCTTCGAAGGTGCGGCCCCGTTCTTCTGGGTCCAGCGGTTCGAATAAACCTCCCCCATGAGTTCCCACAGCTTCCAGACCGTTTCCGTCGCTGATAAATCCGTTTTCACGTTCCCACTGCTCACGTGCTGCCCGAATTTCCTGAACTGCCCGTGATGCGGTGCCACCTGGTGCTGCTGCATGGTTTACCCCCTTGCTGACTGGCTTAACCTGCGCCCTGACGTGATTTACGTGACGGGCGAATTTCTGCTCCCACTGAACCTGCGTGAAAACTTTCCCCTCCGCTGCCCAGTAGTCCCAGAAAGCGGCAAGTTCAGCAGGTGTAAATTCCGGCTCCGGCAAAGCCATCCCCCACAACGCAGCCCGTCGTCGAAAATCCGGCGACGGATGCCAGTCATCGACCATCGGAAATTTCCCGATGGGTTCGCTCAGTCCATCCAGGGATGCAGGTTCTGCTGCCTGCAACGGCGTACCACTCGACTCACTGGTCGGAGCACTCTCGCGCACGTGCGCGTTATGTGTGGGGTTTAATTCTTTATCTGTATCTTTATCTGTCGTGACTCGTCGTGACATGTCGTGACATATGCGTGACTCGTCGTGACACCCCTCATTCTGTTTTCGTAATTTTTCCCTCTCGCGCTGCGCTCTCTTGCGCTCTGCCGGGGATTTCGCGGTTTGTGAAACGTTGCCATTGTCCTCTTTCAGTACCTGGCGTTTTTCCCATCCGGTGATTAAATCTCCATCAAGTACCCGCCCCTGCATTGCCTGTAAAATTGAATCAATTACTTCTTCCGTCACATCAAGCGCACTTGCTAAATCTTCCGTCGTGACATCAATGTGACCACGTAGTGACACGCCGTGACATGTCGTGACATTTCGTGACGCGCTCACCAGAAGGTGGATATACACCGCCATCACTGTTGCAATTGGCTGTCCTGACACCCTGGAAATTGTTCGCCACTTAGGATCATTTGGCATGTCATGCCATAACCTGAGCCAGGCATTAGCCATACTCACCTCTTCTGATACCGAATCTTTTTACTCACGAATTACCGGAAGCGGTCCGGTATGAATATTGTCAGTCAATGCACAACCACAATATTTCCCGCCGGGCCACCACGATTCATCTGGTTGAAACCAGCGATCGCCACTGCGACAAAATCATCAGCGTCTCTCACCAGTCGTTCCCGCGTCTCCACCAGCTCCCGAAAATAAGCTGAACTGTGGCTGCGCATTCGGGCCACCAGCAGAGGCGGCATTGCTTTTTCGATCGCTGGTAACAACGCCTGAATTTTTTTAACCGCATCAGGAGTGTCTTTCTCCACCCAGCGGAAAATTTTCTGGGTATTGCGAGCCAGGGCTTCCGGATGGCTGTCGTCATATAATTCCGGGAACGTCATACCAAGCTCAAAATAAGCCCGGGTTATTTCAGCTGCCGGAACTTTTTCACCGTCCGGATGCGCCCAGGCATTCATCGCCATGCGGATGTGCTCATGCCTGATTTTCATGAATCAACTCCGATGCATTTGGTGTGTTAGCCTTGAATCCAACAGGTAAGCCGTCGGTTGGATTCGGGTAAATATCAGGCCGGAGTTCATGAGGTGTAACCTCGAAATTCGTTACTTCAGCAACACGTAATGCTTTTTCAGGGCTGAATCTTTCATAGCCCCCCAGCACTCGACTTACATGCACCTGAGATAAACCCGTTAGCTTCCCAAACTGTAGCTGGGTGATATGTTTCTCTTTTAAATAGTCTCTTAAGTTCATAGCCAACCTTCTACGTTATGCCTCGAGCAAATATTAGCCCCGCTAATTTTAAAGATCAATAGCCAGACTATCTTTGATAATATTGGTAAAACAAATAAACTCTATGTATGAAAAAAACACGCGAAGTGATTGCAACTCCAGAAGCGAGCAAGAATTTAAAAGCCGCATGGAATGCAAGAAAAAAAGAGCTGAAGCTGACTCAAGAGCTGGCGGCTGAGTTGTTGGGATTCGAATCTCAAGGCACCGTTAGCCAGTATCTGAACGGCAAGATACCGGTAAATACCGACGCTGCGCTAAAATTTGCGGCTCTGTTAAAGGTAAAACCAGAGGACATTCGAGAAGACCTTAAAGACTTAATGAATTATGTAAGATCATCAGATACTTATGATGATAACTTTTCAGGCAAAGGATGGAGGCTGGTCAATGAAGAACAGGCAGAGTTACTTAACCTCTTCGAGATTCTACCTGCGTCAGAAAAAGCCAAACTCCTTAACCAGCTACGTGGACTAAACAAGCTCTACGAGGAAGCCTTCGAGAACATGCTGGCACTAAAGAAACGTAACCAGTAGCCACCGCTCACTACCCCATCCACAACAAAAAAACCGACGTCTTAGTCGGTTTTTTTGTGCCATAACTTCTGCAAATCAGCTGTATAACTAATATTTTTCCCTTGAAAAAACATTTACATAGTTACCAAATCAAAAATATCATACGCCATACTGTTGACTTAAAATATCCGCGTTACTAATATCTCTATCAAGAACAGCACGGCGCTGTAGGTTTTAGTTCCGCCACCCGGCGTTAAGGGGAAATGAGGTCAGCATGGATACTATCGAGCTTGGCAACAACGAATCTCTGGTGTACGGCGTGTTTCCCAACCAGGAGGGCACATTCACCGCGATGACGTATACCAAAAGCAAAACGTTTAAAACCGAAAATGGTGCCCGTCGCTGGCTGGAAAGAAACTCAGGTGAGTGATATGGATTTCGACACAATCATGGAAAAGGCTTACGAAGAATACTTCGAAGGTCTTGCCGAAGGCGAAGAAGCTCTCAGCTTCAACGAATTTAAACAGGCGCTTTCCAGTTCGGCAAAATCTAACGGCTGATAAGCGAAACAGCACCGCGAGGAATCAGTATGCAGAAACGAGAACCCGTCATCATCGCGCCAGACTATACCGATGATGAACTTTATGAGTGGATGCACCAGAAAATTAATGCAGCGCAGGATCTGAAATGGGCCAATGAAGCCAGGGCTAAGCAGGCTGAAAATCTGTCCGCTCTGGAGCAGGATATCACTAATCTGGAAAAAGCAGCGGCATTAAGCATTGCCAGAATGATTACATACCCGCGTTAATAGCTAACCAACGAGGCTAATAATGGAATTTAAAGATTTACCAATGCAATTCCAGGAAATGGCAGCGAATATAGTTCGTTCCCAACCGGCGACTCTTGACCTGAGTACCGTAGAAAAAGAAACCATCGATACTATATCCGGTAACGTGCGTCGTGCCTTTATCGGTCTGTGCGAAGAGAATCAGCTCTCTGATAACCAGGATTTACATGAAAAATACTTCCTGGAATTAATGGA